CAAGCCTATGCACAAGGGCAGCTATTCGAGCCAGTGCAACCCAAGCAAGAACAAATGAGCTTGGAGGCGCTATGACCCACAAAATCTACACAGGCACATTAACCGACGCGCACGGGCGTAATTTCATGCCTTTTTGGTTGATTGACGACGACGAACTAGAGGAAATGACGGCAGCAGGCATATTTCCAGACGACCTTAGACCAGTGACTTCTATGCAAGAAACCGCTGACAGCATAGAGGCGAGTCTCAGGGCTAGGTATGAAATTGGGCGGATGATGGATGGGGTGAGTGCATGACTATGTTCCCTAAAAACCCAAGGCAAGAAAACAAAGCCCTGCTAGACCTCGCGCGCGGTCAGCCTTGCTTGATTCAATCCCCAATATGTAACCACAACTGCGAAACAACCGTAGCGTGCCATGGCTCAGGCGTAGAAAACGGTAAGGGCATGGGCTACAAAACCCACGACTGGCTCAGTGTTTGGGGATGCTCAGATTGTAACCACTACACGGATGCCTACAAAAACGCCAGCCCAACCGAGAAGCGCCAAGCGTGGCAAGCGGGGCACGTTCGCCAAATAACGGAGTGGGAGCACATTGTCAAAAACAGAGTGGGCAAAGCAAGGGAAATTAACGCTGCGCAATGGGCGCTTGATTTTATTAAAGAGAGATTATCCGCATGAGAAGAGCAGCAAAGATTGACGCAAACCAGCCTGAGATTGTTGCCGCACTCATGAAAGCCGGTGCAACCGTGCAAAGCCTAGCCGCTATCGGTGGGGGTTGCCCTGATTTGCTAGTGGGATATGCAAACCGCACGGCGCTGATTGAAATAAAAGATGGTTCAAAAGTGCCATCAGCTCAAAAGCTACGCCCACAGCAGGAAAAATGGCACGAAAACTGGACAGGTGGAACGCTGGCAACAGTGAACAGTGTAGAGGGTGCACTAAGAGTTTTAACGGTAATGACAACTAACTAAGGAAAAGCAATGAGACTTCTATTCGCACTTTTTGGATGGACTACTCGATACCACGTTTCAGTGATGTGGGTAGACAAAGAAAAGTCATCGTATTCCGATTGTGTTGTCACTATGGATGGGTGGTTATGCGCAGATAACTTGCAAGAATTACGAGAGGTGATAAACAATTTTTATCAAAGCAAACCAACAATTTTAGGTATTTACAAGCTATGACCGAGCCAATACAAGCAAATGACTAAGGAGCTACAAGCATGAACGAGCCAATAAAAACAACATGGATAAGCATAGCCAAGCCTGAAAAGCAGGAAGCGCAAAAACTAAATCCAAGCCACAAAAAAAGGGTCACGCACTCATATGCATCAGGAAAGAAAGATTTGTTTGAGCTAATCCATGCTAACCCAGGCATTACAAGCAAAGAAGCAAAGCGCCGTCTAGGTTGGACTAATGGAAGATTTGAAGGGGTACTACGGTACTTTATCAGCGAGATTTATAGCAACGGTTTAGTTTTAAAGGCCGATGTTCATCAATCAAAGGAAGCTGCATGAATATGAGTGAACCATCACAAAAAGCCAAGCTGGACGGGTTGTTGCATGACGTTTGATAGCTGGATGTACGGCAATCCCGAAACCGTAGCCATACGAAAGCAAGAAGCAGCTTTCCGCAAACTCAAGCAATGCAAAGGCTGCACACACCATCAGCAAATTGAGATTCAGGGCGAAACTTTGAACCGCTGCGACATAAAGACCTACGGAACACCCAATTGTCAACAATTCACAACTAAAAGGAAGTAAAGCATGGCAGATGATGTTTTGACAATTCAAGAGCGGGTAGCTACAGCATGCCACGCATCAAACTTGCGTGATGAATCTGACCGAGCTAGTACGACGGATATATTAAAAGCAATGGCGTGGTCAAAAAGCCGCCTAGGTTCAGCTTTAATCCGACTGCACAGCGAATATGACGCTATCGAAAAGCCGCGCCCAATGTCGCATGAAGCTATGGTTGCACTGGCTTTGACTATGCACAGCGATAAAGAAAGCCCAAAAGAACGTATTGCAGAAAAGCAAGCTATGGCACGGGCTGAAGCTGCAAAGTGGGCTGAAAATGAAAAAACTCTATTCTTTGGCAAGCTCAAAACCCTGCCGGCCGTGATTATCCAAGTAACGGAACAATGCACCCGCTGGAATATGCCAGAGCCGCGCAAAGTGGCAACTGTGACTGTGGGTTATTGGTTAAACCAAGTATGCCCCGCCTGCCACGGTCATAAATTTGAGCTTATGCCAGATAGTCCTACACTTAGCGCAAAACAATGCAAACCATGCCACGGTTCAGGCGTGTCAGACGCACCGTATGGGCAATCAGGGAAGAAGGTGTTGAATTTCTTGGACGATTGCGTTAGCCGTGGGCAGCAGTCTATTCGGGAAAGGTTGAAAGCTTATAAGTGAATGAAAAAAACTTGCACAAACACAAATTTATGTGTAAAATGCGCGTAAGGATTGCGAATCACTAAGCTGATTTTTGAGCCTACCAAGGCCGCATAGCTGTCAAACCGCCTCTAAGTCTCAGGACAAACGAGTAGTCATAAATGCACAGCCGCCCCTAAAATTTGCCATTAGACTGACAGTTGGACACGACGAAAGGGTCGGCGGCTAGTCGACCGCCAGTCTCGCACACCAGGATGAGTGGCAAGCGGATTGACCTCCGTAGGTGTCGATTGGCAGCCGTAAGCTGCTAAAAACATTTAAAATCCCGCTATATAAACTGTAGCGGGATTTTTGCTTTTCAGCGATATGGGATGCGAGTCCTTGTTTCTCCTTAAAAGACAAGAAGACGGTAGGCGCTGACTATGATTGATTGCACTGTAGATGTTAGCAAGGCGATTGCAGCCGTTACCAACTTAACTAAAGGGTTAAAGGGCAAAGCAACTGCAAACGCCCTAAATGACACCATCAAGGCCGCGAACACGGAGGCTGCGAAGCAAATCCGCGCTGAAGGCTACAACATCAAAAGCTCCAAGATCAAGGAGCGCATCAGAATACGAAAAGCAACAACTGGCATGCTGATTGCTCGGTTGATTGCCATAGACAAACCGGTCAACCTGATTGAGTACGGAGCGAAGCCCTACGGCAAAGGCGGCCTGATGCGAGATTCGCAAGGGCGGCTGAAGTTCAAAGAGGGCGGCGGCGTTAAAGCTAAGGTCAAACGGGCAACAACAACGATACCAGGCGCATTCATTGCGAACGGCAAGGCGTACATCAGGATGTCCAAAACATCCAAGACCACAGGCGGCTTCACAACTAAGGGCGGCATGACGTTTGGGCGTGGGTTTGTTGTTAACAATGAGCCTATACGCCAGCTGCTTGGGCCGGGCGTTAACCAAGCGTTCGCTCATAAGGTAATACAAGCCGCTCTAAGTAAGAGCGCAAAGGATAGGTTTCCTAAACGACTGGCCTATTGGGCTGAGAGGTTGATGAAGTGAAGATAGAGCAAATACCAGTAAGCGATCTGATCCCATACGCAAGGAATAGCCGAACCCATGATGATGAGCAAGTCGCTCAAATAGCAGCAAGCATTGAGGAATTTGGGTTTACGAACCCCGTATTGATTGACTCTGACGGCGGCGTGATAGCAGGGCATGGTCGGATACTGGCAGCGCGTAAACTAAAAATGGCAGAAGTGCCGTGCATACGGTTGTCGCACTTGACCGAGACGCAAAAGCGAGCTTACGTGATTGCGGATAACAAGCTGGCGCTGAATGCTGGGTGGGATGATGAGCTGCTGAAATTAGAGTTTGCAGACCTCAAAGAGCAAGGTTTCGATTTGGAGCTTACTGGCTTCACATTGGACGAGATTGACGATTTATTCCCAGAGGTAATTCCTGAAGGGTTGACCGACGAGGACGCTGTGCCAGAGGTGCGGCCTGACCCGATCAGCAAGCTGGGCGACGTTTGGCTGTTGGGCAAGCACCGCGTTTGCTGCGGCGACTCGACAAGCCTTGATGCTGTTGATGCGTTGATGGCTGGCGGCAAGTCAGATCTGGTCTTTACCGATCCGCCTTATGGGATGAGCTTCGGAAAAGGAAAAGAGGCAGGAAGCACAAAGAAAGGTGCGTTGGTTAAGGCCCACGGCATGATTCTTGGCGACGACAAGACGGGCGACGACTTGATCGCGCTGGTGCGTGATGCGCTGGCTTCTGCGGTCGCAGTGAGTAAGTCAGGCTCCGCGACTTACGTTTGCTTCCCGTGGCGCACTTACAGCGAGTTTGAAGCCGCGATGGAGGAATGTGGGCTTAAAGCCTCGGCCTGCATCGTGTGGGACAAGAAGTCAATCGGCCTTGGGAATGCCAATTACCGACCGCAGCATGAG